AGCCGCACCCTGCGCAACGGCAAGGAAGCACAGTTCATCCACACCGGTAAGATGACTGCTGGGTTCCACACCCCCGGCACCCCCATCCTCGGTAACGGCACTGGCAACGACGGTGCTCCCCCGCAGGCTGAAACCACAATCACTGTGGACCAGCTGCTCATCAGCTCTGCCTTCATCTACGAGCTCGACGAGGTCCTCGCCCACTACGACCTGCGTGGCCCCATCAGCCGTCAGATCGGCCAGGCCCTGGCTGAGCACTATGACCGCCGTATCTTCCGTGTGCTGGACCTGGCTTCCGGTGCTTCCGGCCCTGTGGCTGGCCAGGAAGGCGGCTTCCAAGTGAAGCTCGGCGCTGGTAACGAGTACAACGCCCAGGCTCTGGTGGATGGCTTCTTCGAGGCCGCTGCTGTGCTCGACGAGCGCTCTGCTCCTCGTGAGGGTCGCTGTGCTGTGCTGTCTCCTCGACAGTATTACAGTCTGATCAGCACCGTGGACACGAACATCCTGAACCGCGACATCGGTAACACTCAAGGCAACTTGAACTCCGGTGAAGGTCTCTACGAGATCGCTGGTATCAAGATCTACAAGTCCAACAACCTGCCCTTCCTCGGCAAGTACGGTACCTCCACTGGCCCCGCCATCGAGGCTACCGATGCTACCAACGAGAAGAACAACTACGGCGCTGCCAACGCCTTCGATAACAGCTGCGGCCTGATCTTCCATCGGGATGCTGCTGCTGTGGTTGAGACCCTTGGCCCCAGCGTGGAAACCACCTCCGGTGACGTTTCCGTGATGTATCAGGGTGACCTGATCGTGGGTAAAGTCGCTATGGGCGCTGGCCCTGTGCGCGTGTCTGTTGCTGGTGCTTTCCGCAACGTCGCCTGACCTTTAGGGGGCTCCTTCGGGGGTCCCCTTTTTTTTGCCTAAGACTAGGCATACCCTTATGAACAATGGCAATTCGTACTACTCTCCTTGATGCCGTCAACCAGATGCTGTCCTGCATCGGTGGTCAGGCGGTCGTTTCCCTTGACACTGACAACCCCGAGGTCGCATCGGCTGTAGCCATCCTGGAGGAGACTACGAGGTCCGTGTTGTCCGAGGGCTGGAACTTTAACTCAGAACAGGACTATCCATTCGCCCCTGGGGTGGATAAGCACATCCTGATGCCCGATAACGTGCTTTCTTTCACGATTTCGTTTGAGAAGCATATGGCTGACTACCAGATTGTAGAACGCCAAGGCAAATTATATGACAAACTAGGCCACACCTACGAGTTTGAAGAGATCCTCTACGCCGATGTGGTGTGGGGCTTCAAGTTCGAGGAGTGTCCTCAACCATTTAAGGAATACATCACAGCCCGTGCCTCCCGCCAATACGCTTCCCGCCTGGTGGCGAGTAAGGAGCAGGTGGAGCTGGTGGCTGCTGACGAGGCTGCTTGTCGTGCGCTGTGTATTGCATATGACACAGAGACATCCCGCCCGTCGATCTTTGGCCTTGAGACAGGCCAGAACACACACATCTCCTATATGCCCTTCAGGACGCTATCACGATGACTGCTATTTCCCAGCGCATTGCGAACCTGCTTGGTGGTGTATCTCAACAGCCTGATTCGCTAAAGCTCCCTGGGCAGGTTAGGGCGGCCAAGAACTGCCTCCCGGACCCCACCTATGGTATGCGTAAGCGGCCAGGTCTGAAGCTCGTCTCGGCCCTCACAGGGGCCGCTAACGAGGGGCGCTGGTTCAGCATCTTCCGTGACAACAGCGAGCGCTATGTAGGCCAGTTCAAGGCCGATGGAACCCTGCTGATATGGGACGCAATAACGGGTGCAGCTAAGACCGTCAACCCCATCGCAGCAAGCGCAAAGAGCTACATCGCCGGGGTATCTCAAGATGACTTTGAGATGCTCCAGATCAATGACTATAACTTCGTACTGAACAGATCCAAGGCTGTAGGGACCCTCAACACCCTGTCACCCACACAGGCCCCCAGCGCCATCGTTACGGTGAACCTGCTGGGCTATGACGCCAAGTACAAGGTCAAGCTTGACTCCACCACCATTGAGCACCAGACCCCCGCTACGGGGACCCTGGACATCCAGACGGTGGTGGCTGACCTACAGACCAAGATCGCTGGTGTGGCGGGCTTCACGGCCCTCTCAGCTGGTAACACGATCGTGGTCAAGAAGTCTGATGGATCCGATTTCACCATCAGCGGCGAGGGTGGTACTAACGCCCAGGCCCTGCTGGTCTACAAGGACTCCGTCCCTAACGTCAGCCGCCTCCCAACCAGCTGCCTCAATGGTCTGATCCTGAAGGTATCCAACCTGGATGAGGCTGAGGGTGACGACTACTACGTGGAGTTCAAGGTCACCACAGGTGGCAGCTCCAGTGGTTCTGGTATCTGGGAGGAGTGCCTGAAGCCAGGCATCAAGCCCTACATCGACCCAGACACGATGCCTCACGTGATCATCCGTGAGAGCGATGGCACCTTCACCTTCCGCTCCCTCAACGAGGCCCAGAAGGCCGGTGAGGATCTCTACTGGTGTGAGCGCCGTGTGGGTGATGACGAGACCAACCCCTTCCCCTCCTTTGTCAACCGCAAGATCACAGGCATCAGCTTCTTCAGGAACCGCCTCGTGCTCCTGTCTGGTAGCAACGTGATCTGCTCCCAGCCTGGCTCCTATTTCAACCTGTTCCGTATCTCGGCCCTGGCCCAGACTGATGCGGATGGCATCGACCTGGCTACCGGCTCCCTGCGTCCTGTGGACCTGAGGCACGCCCTGGGTGACCAGATGGGTCTGCTGATCTTCTCAGCAAAGAACCAGTTTATGCTCACCTCTGACCAGGACCAGTTTGGCCCTGTGTCGGCAAAGGTGGTGCAATTCAGCTCCTTCAACCTGAACGCCAAGGTGCGTCCTGTGGAGACTGGTGTGTCCTACATCTACGTGGACAACAACCAGGGCTTCTCCCAGGTGACGGAGATGGTTGCTACCTCGGTGGACAACCGCCCCTCTGTGGCTGACCTGTCCAGGACTGCCCCTAACTTTGTTCCTGCTGATCTGGAGTCCATCGTGGCCTCTAGCTCCGCTGGTGCCATCACCTTCCTGTCTAGCAGCAACCGGGACAACCTCCGGGTGTTCAAGTTCTTCAACAACGGTAGCGAGCGTGTGCTGGCCAGCTGGATGGAGTGGGACCTCCCCGGTAACTGCCTGCACCAGTCCTCTGACTCCGACATCCTGTACCTGGTCACCAATCAGGAGAATGGCATCTGCCTGAGCACAGTCTCTCTCCTGTCTGACGTGGAGGGTACGGCGATCAACGAGAGCGGCATCTCCTATGAGTACCGCCTGGACCTGTTCACCAAGACCCCCCTACTGGAGTACGACAGCGCCAACGATGAGACCAAGGTCTACTTCAAGGCTGGTACGTATGACAGCACCAGGGAGATAGTGGTCGTGGTGGATGACAGTGCCACCGAGCGCGGCTCTATCTACATTGCTCCCCCGCCCATCAACGGTCCTAGCGGCTGGTATGTGACGGTCCCCGGAGACCGCACAGGTGCCACCAACGTGGTCCTGGGCTACTCCTATGAGTTCCGCTTGGAGATGCCGGTGTTCTACCGGAAGTTCCAGATGGGAGACAACCGCTACCAATCTGATGTGGTGAACATCCCCCGTATCACCAAGATGGTCATCCAGGCCAACGACACCGGCCCCTACAGCGCTGAGGTGGAGTTGCTGGGTAGGCCAACCAAGACCTATCAGTTTGGCCAGAAGGTGGCCAACAAGTACAAGGCCAATGACGCTCCACTGCCTGAGCTCATTGACAACTACATTCCCATCTACGGTAAAGGGACTGACGCCAAGGTAACCCTGTTCAGTCGTACACCGTTCCCCCTATCCTTAGTCGCTGCCACCTGGTATGGAACCTATTCCAACCGAGGCATCCAGGCTGTCTAACATCATATATCCAACAACGGCAAAAGAAGCATTCCGTTATTCCTCCAAGCTTAGGTTCGAGGACCGCAGAGAAGCACAGGACGCAGGGATCCACCCTATGGTGGCCCTGCCCCTCTCTGTGTCCCTAAGTGAGGCCCCCATCAAGTTCGTCAACTATGACGGCGAGGTGGCGGGCTTTGCTGGCTGTGTCGACGAGGGGGACGGGATCGGCCGAGTGTGGATGTTATGCACCGAGGCAGTAGAACAGATGCCTATGAGGTTATTGAAGGGAGCCAAGATCTGGCTCGATTCATTGCCTTACATAATGCTCCACAACTATGCCGACCCCCGGAACAAGATGCACCTCAAACTTCTGCATCTCCTAGGGTTTAAGAGGCTCTCCTACATTCCAGTAGGACCCAAACAACTCACCTATGTAGAGTTTGCGAAACTATGTGCGTACCAGTAGTACTTGGTATTGCAACTGCCGTCATTGGTGGCATCGGCTCCATCGCTTCATATCAGCAGCAGCAGGCTCAGGTCACTGCTGCTAATAATGCAGCGTGGCAGCAGACTGTCTATCAGAACAAGCAGATTGCCAACCAGTCCCAGCAAGCGCTGAGACAGAACATCTTCTCACTGCAGCAGAACAACCGCGCAGTTGAGTTCCAGAATCAGAACATCCTGCAGCAGGCCCAGATCCAGATGGATCAGGTGACTCGGAGCAACCTCCGGGCACACCAAGAGTGGCAGTATGCAGTTACACAGAACCAATACCAGAACCTCAACCAGCAGCTTGATTACACCCAGCAGCTAAACCGCTCCACCCTGTCCAAGCAGGTGGCAGACCTACAGCAGCAGATGAACCAGCGTGGCCTCAGTGCCGAGCTGGAGGAAGCCCAGCGTCGCCTCCGTGATGCGGCTGCAGTGGCTGCCTTCGAGGGTGAACGCCTAATGGTCTCCAACCTGACCGCAACGGGCTCCGTGCTCGCTACAGGTAAGTCTGGTGGATCGATTGGTCTGGCTGCCCAGAGCCTCGACGCTGCCTATGGCCGCGATATGAGTATGGTGGGCACCAACTATGACAGTGCTAAAGAAGGTTTCTTCTCTGAGGTAACCAACTCCTACACCAAGAAAGTGCAGGCCGATTGGGAGGCTATCTCCAGCATCATCCCAGAGCCGGCTAAGCCTATTGGCATTCCATCCCCGATGGAGCCAGTGTATGCCTCGATGCCTGAGATGCCTGTCTTTGCTCCGATGCAGACCAAGCTTGCCCCGATGGGTAAGACGCTGTTTGCACCTGCTCCCACTAAGACCCCAGGCCCCAGCGGCATTGGCCTAGTGGCGGGTATCGGTGGTTCGATCCTTGGTGGTATTGGCGCCTATCAACAGGCGAAGTCGATGATCCCCAAACCCGGCGGTAACAAAGGCTAATGGCAAATGAATTTAGAACAGTCCAGTACAGGGGATCAGATGTACAGCGTAATGCTTACGTAGGTGCCCCCAGTGGCCAGCAGGCCCTGGACTCCAACATCAACTATCAGAATCGTCAGCTACAGCGCTCCTCAGAGTCGCTCCTCCAGCAGGAAGCGGCCACCATCAAGAACAACGAGCGTATAGATCAGCTTGCTCTACAGAATGAGCGGCTGAAGCTGGAAGCGATGAACAGTCGCAACAATGCTGTACTGAAGAACGAAGAGCTCTTCGGTCAGCAGCGGCTGAACAATATGAAGATGCGGGAGGATCAATCCCAGCAGATCAAACAGCTGCAGATTCTCCACCAGCAGAAGAGCGAAGAGATCAAGATCCTGAACAAGAGTCAGGAGGTGGAATCTCTCACGCAGTTTGGCCAGCAGATGCTCCAATTCTCCCAGACTCTCTGGAAGGAGAATGTTAAGGCCCAGCAGAAGAAGGCTGAGGAGATGGAGGCTCACGCCGTCCTCGACTATGCCCTCAACCCCAACCTGGGGGAGATGCTGCGTGTAGACCAGGCTCAGTATGGCCGCTTAGCTAAGTTAGGCGAGGCCAGCGCTCTGGCCAACGAGCTGGAGAAGATGGGCCTGCCTAATGATGCAGCCCGTATTCGCGCCGGTAACCCCTTCTACCTGCACACAATGCAGGAGATGGCCATCCTTAAGGGTGTACAGGATCTACCTGAATACCTCGATAAACTTGTCTTGGAGGCCAAGTCCTCGGGTCGCCTGAATCTTGGTGATCCTGACTATGCAATGAAGCTGGATGCTATCCAGTATGACGGTCTACGGACCTTCCTCATTGAGACTGGCATCTCCAAGATGAACCCAGTGGTCGTTGCCCGCTACCTGCGGGGACCGATGCTGGAGACCCTGATGGCAGGGGGCAAGCGCTATAACAGTGAGAACAATGCAGCCGTTAAGAAGGCAGGGATCACCCAGGCCATTGGTGCTGCACTGAATGCCTTCGATACTCTCAAGGACCCTGTTGAGCTTAACAAGCACGTCAGCAACATCTACTCCGTAGGCGGCCAGGAGGGCCTCGATCAGTTCCTGGTGGCTATCGGCAAGAAGTCGAACCAGTTGGGCGTCAATGAGGCAATGGTCAACCTGTCCCAGCACCCAATGTTCTCCCACAAGGCGGGTGACATTGCTGAGTGGGATCAGGCCCGTATTGCCCGTATGGAGGCCAACCTCAAGCAACAGAACCAGGATACTTTCACCCGAGCTGCTGCTGAGTGGAAGCTGAAAGTAGGTCGGGCTAATCCTGCCGACCTCCCCACTATGCGGGAGGAGCACCTGGCTAGCTACGAGGGAGTCCTGTCGATTGAGCACTTCGCTCAGCTGCAGGAGCAGGTGATGGGTACCAGGGTTGGCGATGCAGGCCACACTGAAGCCCGCCTGAAGGACATCATTGAGCTTGGGGATGAGAAGGACATCCTGGAGGCCCGTAAGAACCCAGCCCTCACTAACTCCCAGGTTGCTCAGCTTGATAAGGCCCTTGAGGCTAAGCAGAAGGAGCTCTCTGAGCCCGCTCAGCAGGCCCTTAAGTCGGCCCAGAACCTCATCCTCGGCAAGCCGATGGCGGGGGTGCGTGCTGACTACAACAAGGCGATCAACCCTGTCTTCCAGAAGCAGGTGGATGCCGTTGTCAAGGAGCGCCAGGATGAGCTGGC